GGTGCACTATTCAGGCTGTTCTTGAGCCGATGAAAGTTCGCGTGATAAGTAAAGGCGAGGCCCTTCCCTATTACCAAATGCGACCGCTACAGCGGGCACTGCACACAGCCATGCGAAGCATGCCGTGCTTCAAACTCATTGGACGACCTTTATGTCCAACTGACTTGATCGACTTACGTAAGAACGCTAATGCCCAATGGGAGTGGTTCTCAGTCGATTATTCTGCCGCAACTGATGGCTTATCCTGGAAATATTCCGGGGCGATTTTTAAGTTCCTTATTGGAAATCTCGCCCGGGACCAGTATGATGTAGCCATGGCCGTTCTTGGGCCACATTCGCTCCATTACCCGATCAAGGGTAGGCCGGATGTAGTATTTAAAGGCGTAATGCAGAATGGCCAACTTATGGGCTCAGTCCTGTCGTTTCCTCTCCTTTGCTTAGCAAATCTTGGAGTTTATCTCTCTACCACCAGTGATCTTCATAAAGAACTTGGTTGGTCCGTTGAACAGCGTCTTTCGCACGTCCTTATTAACGGTGATGATATGGTTTATCCGGCCCCTTTGAGCCTTTGGAATAAACATATTGAGAATGGAAAGAAAGTTGGTCTTGAAATGAGTGTAGGCAAAGCCTATCACCATCACACATATCTTAATGTGAACTCGACCTCGATTCATTATGATATGCGGGACCCTGTGTCCCTACCCGATCCTGAGTCTATGACTCGCCTCTTCGAGGCTGATAGGACGGATACTGTGACTCCTTGGAAAATTGATTTCCTTAATGTTGGCCTGTTCTTCGGTCAGCATAAGGTCCAAGGTAGGAGTGAAGGTTCCGATGCTGAATCACACCATGAAGGTAGTGACAGCTGTGTGGCCAATTGCAATGCAGTTTTGGCCGGATCTCTGCCTGGTAGGCAGTGTGACCTTCTACGACGTTTCCTCAATTACAATCAAGAGGAGATACGTTCGACGACTAAGTGCTTCACCAAGAGTGGTGGTAAGACTCGTCGACGCACGAAGAATCTATTTCTTCCAATACAGAATGGTGGGTGTGGCATAGATGCCCCCCCTGGCTGGAGATTTAAAATCTCAGTCGACGACCTTTGTGTCGCTGTAGAGAAGATTAATTCGTGTGGTGCTAATCTTTCTTTCGGGCGTCCTTTGCCCGGTCATGAGTGTGATAAGCTCGATGACGAACTCCTGAGCCGACCCTGGCACAGGGAATGTAGCGATGTTGACAACGAACAGGCTCTTCGCCTTCGTCTTGGTCAGTACGTCGTTAAGAAAGAGACCGGTAGCTTTATGTCCGGTATTCGTTCGTATGAACGGAAGCACATACGTATTCCCTGCTTCTATTGGGATAACGTTAGGTCACTAAGACTTTGAGGATGCGCTCTGTCGCCCTCTGTCTTGTTGCTATTTCCAGGACCTGAGTCAAGTCGTTAAACTGACTCATTGGGTTCTTATGTTAATTCTCCAAAACGTTGCCGTCACCGATTTGGTGAGAGTGCGTAAAGATTTACGTTGCTAAGAGTGTCTAAATGTCCGGATAATCCCATGACCTTTGGGTCGGAACATCCTCGGAATGCCGAGAGACTGCACGGAGAAGTTGTAAACAATAGATTTGGTCCCATTGTGTAGACAGATGGTCAGGGTCTTATAAAGATGCATAAAGCTCCTTTAAGATGGTATGATGGATAAGACCGGCTAGTCCGGAATATTCCAATCTATCGCTACTAGGTTTGAACACCTAGGTGTGGCTGTGTCACACAAAGTTTGATATTTGGGGTGGGATTCCCCTTGATGAGAGTAAGTGGCCATTGTTGTCCATTTCATCAATAACTCGACGTTGAGATATGACTCGTTGTGAGATGTGTAGTCCTACCTGTGCGGGTTTGTTACCCGAAGATAGCCATCAGTAATTCGCAAGTCGAATCCAGACAATTCATAAGGATGAACAGTCCGCGTTAGTTCATAGCGGATCCAATTCCATGAACCGAAATAGTAACAACAAGAAGTCGAGCGCGCCTCAGGCTAAGAAGCCAGCGCGTCGCAACAACAACAACAACAAGCCCAAGACCCGTGTCATCATCGAGCGCCCCTTTGCGCGCTTTCGTGTGAGTGACCCCTTGGCTGCCGACCAGCGCAATGTGGTTCGGCAAGTGCGCCAATCTCAGCGACGATTCCCTTCGGATCGTCAGCAGGCGTCAGTAGCAGCAGCCTACTCAACTGGACAGAGCACTTCCGCTCCACTTATCACCGCTTCTCGGGATTCGTGTCGTATTGTCCCTAAGGAGTTGGTAGGCTCCATCACTGGGTCAGCGTCCTTCACGATCGCTAAGATCTTGGAGTTGAACCCTGGACTCGCAGCCACGTTCCCGTGGCTCGCGTCCCAGG